CTTTGGTTAATCCCTCTAATTCTTCTTCTAGATTATCTAAATTTGTATTTTCATCATTTTTGAATTTCTGATATATCGAATCGACTTGTTTAGCATACGGCTGAGGGTATACGACTCGAAAGTCTCCAATATCTATTTGATTATTTTTCGGATCTTTTGTTATTAGAAACTGAAAATAAAAAGTAAATCCAGGAATATATAAATCTACAATCATGGGAAATTCCACATTTTTTAAAACTATAATTGAATTTGGCAAATATTTTGATAGTCCATAAATTTGTCCTCTATTTTCTAATTCTCTAATTTTATCTATTCCAATTCTAACAGGGCCAAAAATGTTTGAAAAAGGGTCTTGTGTAAGCATATTAAAATTTTCTCAATTAGAAGATAAAAAGCTCTCATGAAACACATGCTATATTCATAATATTATGAATATTCGTTGAAATTTATGTAGACAATATTTCTTCAATTTTCTTTTTGTTAATTTTGGATGAACCAAAAATTTACCATTATAAGTATTCGGATCCCTATTCCATTCTTTTCTCTTTTTAACTATCATAACTATCAACTTCTTATCTTTGAGCTATATTATTAAAGTTTTTGTAGTAGAAAATTGGCTTATATTGTTTTGTTTTTGCTGACTTTTGTGCTAACTTAAGCGAATTTTCTACCTTTGCCTGTCCCTGTATTTTCTCACCGTATTCTTGAGCAAATTGAAGATCTGCATTTGATAGACCGTAAAATGTCCACTTATTTTTCCAATAATTCAAGAAATCAGAATATGAAAGCGTTCTTTTTCCTGTTGAATAACTATAATTTTGTTGATAAGGATATCTTGCAATTTCTAAAAATTGCACTTGCTACCATTTTAGCATACCACACATTCGGATATTTCTTATTGACTAATTGTTGGATATGTAAGAATTGTTGGTAAGTAACTGCATAATTTTCAATTTCTGAGCTATAAGTAATATTCTTTCCGCCCGGTGAGGGGTCATACAAATGCAATTTAAACAAATTGCCAAATATCGAGATTACAGTTTTATCAGCAGACAAGATAGAAACTAAATCTAATTGTGTCACATTATTAGGATTAAATTCAGGAATTAACATAGCTAAGTCTAGAGGCGTATAATCTAGGATCGTCCCGAAAACATCAGCAAAATTTTGCAAAATCATTCCATTTTGTAATTGTACCTTATAAGTCGGTGATTCTTCAATTTCGGGGACTAAAACACAACGGTCTAACCATCCAACATCAAGAGCAAACCCACTATTTATTATAGCATTTAAATTTGGAACAAATGAAACTAAGAATTTAGCTAAATCAGGAAGTTGATTATAGTTTATATTTAAAGCATTTAACAAATCCGAGATTCCAGTATTTTGAATATTTTGAATACTAAAATTATCAGAAACGGGAATACTAGTATTTCCGATTCCTAGAGTCGGAGATCTATAGAGATTATTTGTTGTTGTAACTTGAGAGAAATATTTTTCTATTTTTCCACATGCCTCATTTCTATTAATAATTGTATTAGAAGGTTGAAAAACTGATAAATCAAAGTAAGTTTCATCAAAAACAGCAGGTTGATATAAAATAGAACAAAGTTGAACATATTTATCATATAGTTTACTACTTTGTTGTACAAATTGAATTCCTGATGTTTGTCCAAAAATTGGGCTTTGGCCTAATTGTAGAAAATTTTGCACATTTGTATTTGGATTTAATGTAGAAATTGCTAAATTATTCAGAGCTAAGAGCAAAGAAGAGATTATTGAGGCATAGGCAATTCCATAATTTGTATTTATACCTGAAGGAACTTGAACATTTTGTAATGGAGCTGGCAAAACTGATGATACGCCTGCATCAAACATTGTACTGAAAGCGGGAAATGAATTTCTATTTAACACTTTTTGATAAAGGTGATATTTCATTGATGCAATTGACCTATTTCCTACTTTCCTACCCATATTTCTCATGATTATTAGGCATTCTGAAAAGAAAAACTCACTAGATCCATTATGTATATATATGTCATACATTGATCTCCTAATAGATGAAAATGGAATTTATATTACAAGAAGCATTGGATCATAATATGATAAAATTTGTTAGATTATTAATTGATTATTATCACGGCCAAGGAATGCCTCACGGGGGCGGTGCGGGAAAAAACTCAAGATATTTTATGTATTTAGCAAAAGAAGAAGATAAAAATTTTATTGTTGCAGTGGCATGGTTACACGATAATACACCTTTTCGCTTTGTTGCTCAACAATATAAAATTCCTTCAGATAGATCATATTTTATCAGAAGAGTGACAAAAACTGCACCGGGCGATTATTTAGTTAAGTTTCTAGTTGATTTAAGTGAGAAATTGAAAAATGATGGACTTGAGGTATTATGGACTCTAGGAATGCCTGAACATTCAAATTCTTTATATAAGAAATCAGGATTTCAAGAAGTAGGAAGAACAAATAGAACTGGTCATCCAGTTTTTGTTAAATGGTTAAATAAGTGAATCAAATTGAACTTTCGACAATCAGGAAAATATTATGAATACAAGACACTTAATTATCTAGAAAAAAATGGTTATAAAGCCATAAGAATTCCAGTTTCTGGTACTGGAAAACAGCCAATTCCAGATATTATAGCAACAAAGGATAATACAATTTTTCCGATTGAAGTTAAATCAACTTCACAAGATTACATCATTGTTGAAAATTTTCAAATCGAAAAACTGTTCAAATTTTGTGAACTTTTCGATTTTTGTAACTGCAAACCGTTAGTACTAGTTCATTATAAAAAATATAAAACTGTCATAATATATAATTTGGGGCAAGATGTCAGAAGTAAAGAGAAAATCAAATTTACCTTCAGAGCTAACAGCTAAACTGTATTTAGCTCTTGATGATCTAACTATGTCATTAGCAACTTGCGATAGTGAAGAAATTAGAAAGAGCGAAGTATTTCAAAAAGCCTTAGAAGTTGTGAAAGTTGTTAAGGAAATGAGAAAATTACAGGCAAAACAGACAGAAGAAGAAAAATCATAAATTAGTATTTTTTCTTTTAAGTAGACGACTCATTTGGGCTATATCTTTTGTCGTAAAACTTTTTTATTTAAAAACGTTTTTACGTCGTTCTTTCCCCTTAACTTAAGGTAAAACAGTGCAAATTCACGTTAGGTAAAGGTTTAAAAATATTTCTAGTAAACTGACGTTCCTAGTTTATATACTCATCATTACAATTTCTTATCAACTTGAGGAGAAAAAGAATCGTATTGAGAATTAAAAGCTCTTTTATTCTCATATCTAAAAATATAAAATGTTTTTCGTTTTAAAGGCAATGTTTATTATCTTTCCAGTTAAATATTTAATCTATATGAGTTTCCTACTAAATTTAGGAGATTTAGGAACATTCTTTTCAGATGAACTATCAGCATTAGAGAATTTTACAAATTTTCTAAGCTCTGATTTTATCAACTTTTTTAATGCTGTAGTTAAAGATATTGAAAATACTTTTAGTTTCATTGGACAAGCAATTTCAGATATTCCTACTTTTATGCAAAATATTGCTAACAATTTCTTGACTATATTGCAGAATTTTGTACAAACTGCAGTTCCTGTCGTCTCTGGTTTCTTAACTTGGTTTGAAACTCAAGTTGTAAATGTGTTCCAAAATCTTTCATCTCTCGCATCTCAATTTATGAATGATGCTTATTCGTTTTTCCAAAATGTCGCAAATTCATTTGCACAAATAATAAGCACTGTTGTTTCTGATTTTCTAACGAGTTTTGGGCAAAATATGCAACATATCTCTAGTGCTATTTCTCAAATTTCACAATTCTTAACTCCTTTCATAACACCAGTTACATTAGGCAAATTTTTACCAATAATAACTGATAAATTAGCTGAAATACTTCCAGAGATAGAAATTGACTTATCGCCAGTCGGATTAGGCGGAAAAGTTCCAATAAAATTTGGAGAAATTGTAAAAGCCTTTGCTGAAACTAGTGTAGACTTTTTAAATGAAGTTAGAGAAGAAATACAAACTACATTGAAGGAGTTTATAAAAGAGCCTTTTTATCTCAGATTTTAAAATTTCCGCTAGAGAAATTTTCAATGAAATTGGCCTAGGAGATTTACCATTTGCTGATCCGCCATTTACACAAATAGCGAAATGGGTATCTGCTAGGTCATTTTCTGAAATTAAAGATCATCTCAGAGAAACAATACTATTGACGGGTTTCCCCGAATGGTTCACTGACGCTTATCTAGAAAATCCAGTAGATGATTATATACCAAAAAATCCATTATTTAGGCCTGTAAATATAAGAGATGTAATTTTAGCGTCTCAATACGGTTTTCTGAATTTTGATTCAGTTTCGCAATATGCATATAATAATTTGATAACTCCAAAAACTGCTAAATTAATGTATCAAAATGAGACTGCTAGACTTTTACAAAGAGCAGTTGAGGAAGGCATACGACAATTCATAATTACGCCCAGTGAGGCATATAATGAAGTAATACAAAATGTTAATTTAGCAGGCAAAGATTTATATCTTAAAGTTTTCTCTCTCGAGTATAATTATTCAGTTCAAAGAATCGTAAGACAATTCTTAAGATCACTTTTATCAAGAGCATTATCTAATTTTGGAAGGCCATACATTGATTTAAAATTCCTAGAATCTACAGTTCAAAAATTATTTAAAGAACTAAATTATCCTGAGGAAGTCCAAAGCGTTTTTAACGTGATGATAGAACATACTCAAATTATATACATTAACCAACTTATTCTAAATCAATTGGAACAAATTACTAAGTTAGGAATATTTGACGAAAAGAAAGTAAAAGCAGAATTGAAAGCTAATAACTTTAATGAGCAAATAGCACTTACAATTTTGAATTATGAACTTCAATATGTACAATTACAATATATCTTAAAAGAGTTTCAATTTAAACTACAAAATTATATTATTAACACAAAAGATGCAGAAAAAGAGTTAAAGAAATTAGGATTTGACTCTTCAATTATCTCCGAAGTCATATTTGAATATCAAATAGCCCCATTAACAAAATATCAAATTAGTCAAATTGAAAGTTTGGCTAAAAAAGGATATTTGTCAAATGATGAAATAAAGAAACAATTGCATGCATTAGGCGTTATAAAGGAATTTGAAGATGTGTTTATAAATTACGTTAATCAAGAAATTGCAATTTCCTCAACACTTTCAATAATAAAAGAACAACTAAAGAACTTCTTGGTAGATTCGAAAACCGTAGACGCTGAGTTAAAGAAATTGAAAATTAATGATTATCTGACAAGTCAAATAATACAAGAAGATTATAATGTGAACATAGCTAAATTGCAATTATCGTTAATTGAAACTATAGCTAAAACATTATATTATGATCAAACTCAATTATCTGGAGAACTATCAAAGATATTGAAAGATAAAAACGCAATTGATCTTTATACCCAAAAGTTCTATTATGAATATATATATCCAAAAATTATAAGTTATTATACTCAATTAGCAAGGCATGGAATTTCTTCAAATATTTCAAATTTACCAAAAGAAATTGTAGATTATGAAATTAATCCAGAAATTCAAATTTTCCAACTTACAACAGAAATAGAATATATAAAGTCATTGCTAAAAGATTTGCAAATAACTCCAACAAATGCGGTAAGTAGACTTGAAAGCCTAGGAATGCAAAAAGATTTGGCCAACTTAATTGTTCAAACTTACGTTCCAACAATTTATAGTTTACATACAATTATTGGAAATATTATAAATGGACAACTTTTCAAAGTCGGAAAAGTTCCCGTGAATCTAGGAAATGCTGAAACGCAATTAAGACAATTAGGAATTCCAGATAACCAAATAAAAGTTCTCTTGGAACAATATGCCTCTAGTTTTGGCTTAGAAATTTGGAGAAAATACTTACCATCATTAAGTACAATTGAGACCGCAATAAAGTATAATTATCCAGAAAAACAATTAATTGACTATTCATTTATACCTTCTGAATTTCTAAATCTTTATACTAGCTTATATCAATATGAACTAGTTGGGCAATATGTGCAATCCTTAAAGACTGATTATGTTCAATTATTAGTTTATGGAGTTCAAAATATTCAACTTGAAAGTATAATGAAACAATATGGAATAAATGAAGTATTATTAGGAGTTCTAAAATTATCAGCTCAAGTTAAGAAAATATTAACTGCTTATCAAGAGTTATACTTAACACCGTCTAAAGCACTTTCTATAAGTGAATATGTATCAAATCCAACACAATTATTACAAAAAGTCTTTTCTGAGTTTCAAGTTCCTAGCGATTTACAAAATACTTATATTGAGTATGCAATAAATAGAAGAGTTAGAACTTACGTAAACGAAATAATCTCAACAATCAGTTTATTATTTGAAAAGCAGAAAATTGACTTGAATATTGCACAATCATATTTACAACAACTCAAGAAATATGGTTTGACTGATGAAGAAATACAATTAATATTATTGAATTGGCAATTAAGGGCTAATTACTAAGTAAGAACTCAGTCATATACATAATATTATGAATTAGGTGTGTGTAGTTTTTTAAGACGGCAAATAGAATATAACACATGCCAACGCCATATCCCGTAAAATTCAAATTGCCACTTGAATTTCTAACACTACAAGACTGGAATAATTTTGTTAATAACTTATTATTTATAAATCAATATGGCTCAGCCCAACTTTTGAAATATTACCAAAATGGCAATTTTCGAAATATAAATGATGTAATTGCTGAATATTTATATGTTTCAACGTTAAAATTAAGGGTTATAACGTTTTACATAATTTATCTGAGCCTCTTGCGTATACATTCGGGGAAGAAACAACAGCCGTTTCAAAGCATGGCGAATAGACCATCTTTTCAACTAAAAACTGTAGTATTGCCAACTCTAAACTTTCAAATACAATTAAAACCTTTAGCTAAACAATTAGAACTATTAATTCCTAGACTTACAAGTAAAATTGCAACTCCTCAATTTATTGCAGGCACACAATTTCAATTTTCTGGAACTGCAAATGTACAAACTCTAATAGAAGACTATTTAGATCCATCATATTTACAAACTTGGAGAGAAATTATAATCCAAAATCTTGGAACTTCTGCAGTTCAATAAATAATCTATCTATCTAATGCCTAAAAATTGTTTAAAAATAACTGCAAGTTCTCCTAGTGAAATTCAATTAACTGCACAAACTCCAACTTTACTAAGCGAAGAAATTGCATTTGTTGAAACACCAATTACAGTTTATACAATTACGATAACAAATTCACAGCCAGACCCAACACCTTCACCTTTTCAACAATTGTTAATTTAAATTTATCATCAATCTTATCTAGTTCTAGTCAATTATTGAATTTACAATTTTGCCTTGATGCTCAATGTAATACTCCGTTATACGCATGGATAGAAAGTTATAATTCTAATTTATCAACTATTTATATTTGGGTGAATTTACCGACTTCAATACCGGCAAATGGTTCATTAACTATCTATATGTTTGTAAGAAATTCAATTCAATATCCTTATACTGGAATAGCACCACAACTTACTTCTACATATGCACAATATGATAATGGTGAAAATGTATTTACTTTTTATGATAATTTTGCGGGAACTTCACTTAATACAAATAAATGGATAACTAATGGTGCAAGTTATACCGTTAATAATGGTTTAACTTATACAACCTCAGTTAATTATAATGTTCTTACTTCAGCAGTAAGCTTTACTTCTCCATATGTGATAGAATATTTTGGAAAAGGAATAGCATCAGGTGGTCTTTTTGATGGAGGCATTTATTTCAATATCCAAGGAACTGGAGCCAATTCTAATGCTTATCTTTGGGCCCAAAGAAATTCTTCAATTGTTAGTGGACAAGATATGTTTTATACATATATATCAGGCAGTT